AGGGGGATAGAGTAGCGGAACTTTTCAAAACAGTACTGATTTAATTCAAGCATTAGCTGGTAATACCACAACTGCGGAAGTACCTTATTTAGAAGGAGAATATATTTTAAAATTTAGAGATGATGGAGACAGATTTAGTGCTGGAGAAACAAGTGTAATTATTGATTTACCTGATAATTTAGCTCCTTTAATTGCTTTAACAAGAAGAGAAGATCAAGATAGTCCAAAATTTCAAGGAACAAAAACTAATATTTCTTTCGATGCGACTACAAACAGTTTAAATTTGTCTGGAACTGGACAGTTTGATTCGATTACTGATTTTGATTTAGTTGGTTCTATTGATGACTTTGGAGGTATTTCTTCATCAGGTACTTACGAATTTGGTGGAGCAGCAGCAAGTTCTTTTTTAGATTTAGGTGCTGTATTTAGTGTAGATTTCAAACGACATTTTCTTACTGAAGCATTTTTCCCTTCTGATCTGTTTGATTCCAGAGGTTTAATTGATAGTATTACAGATTTTGATGGTACGGAAGCTCTTGATGTAAATGCAGAAATGCAAGTTGCAGTCACACAGGATAATCCTAGTACTGGATCTCCAACTTATACTGCATTTCAAACTTTTGCTAATGGAACATATAAAGGAAGAGGTTTTAAATTTAAGGTAAATCTTACAAGCAATGACACAGCACAAGATATAAAAGTTTCTCAGCTAGGTTATACAGCATCTTTACAGAGAAGGACAGAACAAGGTAATCTAACAGCAAGCGGAGCAGGTGCAAAAGCTATTACCTTTACTAATCCGTTTTTTGTTGGGACATCTTCTATTCTGGGAGCAAATACTAATTTACCCTCTGTTGGTATCAATGCTCAAAATATGGCATCAGGAGATTACTTTGAAGTGTCCAGCGTATCTGGAACGGGGTTTACTGTTCACTTTAAAAACTCATCAAATGCTTCGATTGATAGAAATTTCACTTATCAGGCTGTCGGATTTGGTAAAGGAGGGTAGAATAAACTTAATGTTGATTATCTAAATGGCTCAACACGATTATGTTATAGATAATGGCACGGGTGCTGCTGTTAGAGCAGACATTAATAGTGTTTTACAGGCTATTGCGTCTAATAACAGTAAATCTGGTGCGTTGACAACCAACTATGCGTTCCAATGGCACGTTGATACATCTGATGGATTGTTAAAAATAAGAAATGCAGCAAATAATGGATATGTAACTGTAGGAACAGCAGCCAGTACTAATTTAGGATTAATGCCTCAAGCTGGAGGTACTTTTACAGGAAAGATAACGCATAACTATACATCTAGCTTGACCATACCATCTGGTACAACGGCTCAGAGAGATGGCAGTCCTGCTGTTGGTATGTTTAGACATAACTCAACTCTTAATCAGTTTGAAGGTTATAACAATGGTGCTTGGGGTGCTATCGGAGGAGGTGCTGGAGCTACTGGAGGTGGTACAGATGAAGTATTTTTTGAATCAGATCAAACTGCAACAACTTCTTACAGTATTACAGCAAATAAAAACGCACATACTGTTAGTCCTACAATTAACTCAGGAGTCACAATAACTGTGCCTTCTGGTGCAATTCTTGTTATCTTATAGTTATGCCAATAGCAGTCAACGGATCAGGTTCAATAACAGGTATATCAGCAGGAGGATTACCTGATGGGTGTGTTACTGCTGATGATTTAGCAAGTGGCGTTGGTGGTAAAATTCTTCAAGTTGTATCAGCATCAAAAGGTGACATACAAAGCTGGACTGGTCAAAGTGAAACAGAAATAACTAATTTAGCACCAACTATTACACCTTCTAGTGCTAGTAATAAAATTCTTGTTTTAGGTACGCTTTATTCAAGTAGTGATACAGCACAAGTTACTGCATATAATGTTGTCAAAAGAAGTATAAATAGTGGTTCATTTACAATAATTGGAAACCACGCAACAGCAAGTGATTCAAATTCTACACAAGCTCATGGTCATGGTGGAAATTTTAGTGGAACTTGGAATTTAATGAACTCTTCTATAAACTTTTTGGACTCCCCAAACACAACACAAGCAATCGTTTATAAATGGTTTTTAAGATCTGAAATAACCAGTACAACTTATATAAATAGAACTGGTAGGAACGATACAGTTTATCATCCTAAAACAATTTCAGTTTTAACTCTTATGGAGGTAGCAGCATAATGTCCAAGATTTCACTAAAACACTCAGGCGGTAATGTTGTTTCACTCAACTCACCAACTTCCGCACCAACTTCAGCAGACGTAGCATTTAAACTACCAAATGCTGATGGTACAAGTGGTCAGGTATTAAAAACAGATGGCTCTGGTAATTTAAGTTTTGGTGCTGATACTGGCGGAAAGATTCTTCAAGTTGTTCAAACTTTCAAAAAAGATTCTTTTAGCACAAGTAGTAGTACACCAGTAGAAATTACAGGATTAAACGCATCAATAACAAAAACTTCTGCATCAAATAAAATTTTAATAAGAGTTGATATAGGCTATGGAAGATCTGGTCGTGATTCTACACGTTTTAACTTGTATGAAGATTCATCTGAACTAACTGCTGTTAATGGTACTGGTGCTTCTACTGACAATCATTTTATATGGGATTATAACCATTTAACAGACACTGCGGCTGAAACATACTCTAGTTACAACGTAAGCAAAACAGTTTTGATTGATGGTCAAAATGATACAAACAGCCACACATACAAAGTTTATGGAACCTCAAGTGCAGCTTCGCTTTATATCAATAGAAGATCGTACGATTATGCTTATTCCACTACATCTTCAATAACATTAATGGAGGTAGCAGCATAATGGCTATCTTCTATAATTAAGGAAAAACTATTATGGCCTTAGATCACGAAGCTATTTATGAAGCATACAAATCAGAAGCAAAACCTGTTGTTTCTATAGATGATTCTGCTGGTGCGTTTGACGCTGATGGTAATTCAGTAACACTAGATCAAACCAAAATAGACGCAGCTAGAACAGCCCTCAATACGGCTGCTGCTGCTATCAAATATCAAACTGATAGAACAACTGATGGCTCAACTGTTTACGCTTCTTTGGGAGATCAGCTTGATATGCTTTACAAAGATATAGTTGCTGGAAAATTAGATACTACTGGAACATGGGCTACCCACATTAAAGCTGTAAAAGACGCTAATCCCAAGCCATGAGTACACTAAAAGTTACTAATGTTGCACACGAAACAAGCACCTTAAACACGCTTGTATTTGATAATGGTGGTGGTTCTGGTAACGGAAGAGTTACTACAAAAGGAACTATTGGAGAAATTACTGCAATCTCCTACGCTTCTACAATTACATTAGACTTTAGAACTGGTAATAATTTTTCTACAACTCTTACTGGTAATGTTACCTTTGCCAACCCTTCTAATATCTCTGCTGGACAGAGTGGTGTTTTATTTATAACTCAAGACGGAACAGGAAGTAGAACCGCAGCATTTGGGTCGTATTGGGATTTTAGTGATGGCACAGCACCTACGTTATCTACAGGTGCAAACCAGGTAGACGTCATTGCTTGGATAGCACGAACCAATACAAATATAGCTGCACAGTTTATTGGAAACTTTAGCTAATGAGCAGTCTTGGCAGTCCTAATCCTTTCTTCATAGCAGGGAAGAAAGCATACGAAGTAGAACGTAGTTTAAGATTTAATGGTGCAGATGGCCCATATTTAGCAAGAACTCCAAGCAGTTCATCAAATAAAAGAACCATGACTTTTAGTTTTTGGTTTAAAAGAGCAGTAAATGATAGTTTTACAACTGTATTTAGAAATTTTGGTAATGCAAGTAATAGACATGGAATAGATTTTGTATCAGGAGGACAGCTAAGACTATGGGGAAATTATAACGGCTCTGTAGCCATGACAGTCCAGCCTACGCAAGTCTTTAGAGATTTTTCGGCTTGGTATCATTTTGTTTTAGCTTTGGACACAACTCAAGGGACAGCTAGTAATAGAGTAAAAATGTATATAAATGGTGATCAAATAACTGATTTTGCAACTGCTACTTACCCTTCACAAAATTTTGACTTTGGTTTTAATGATTCAAATGCAGAGACACAGATTGGAACTGATGGAGGAACCTCTTGTAATTTTTACATTGCCGAATTTCAAGAGATAGATGGACTTGCATTAGATGCTTCATATTTTGGCGAAACAGACGTATTAACAGGTCAATGGAATCCTAAAAAATATACAGGAAGTTATGGAACAAATGGATTTTATTTAAATTTTTCTGATAATTCTGGAACGACTGCAACCACACTTGGCAAAGATTCAAGCGGTAATGGCAACAACTTCACACCAAATGGTTTTTCTGTAGCTGCTGGTGCTGGTAATGATTCTTTAGAAGATACACCTACTAATAATTTCTGTACTCTTAATAGACTTCACAAAGATAGTAATACCACACTTTCAAATGGAAATTTACAGGCAGCAGGATCTTCAGCAACAGACTATAATACTAATACTCAAGGGACTTTTGCTCAATCGTCAGGTAAATGGTATTACGAGGCTGTATGTGATTCTACTGGAGTGAGTAATGGTCTATCAATGATTGGTTGGGCAGTAACTACTTTACGTTTTTCAGATAACCCAACAGGAGCCAATTCTGCTGTAGGTTATAGACCAAATAAAGGCGATTATATAGATTTTTCGGGAAATAATTTAACAGGTAAACCAACAACATCAACTGGTACTGTTATTCAAATAGCTATTGATTTTGATGCTGGAAAAATTTGGTTTGGAAGTGGAGGAACTTATTTTGAATCTGGAGATCCCTCTGCTGGTTCAAACGAAGCAAGAACATTTACTGCTGGAACAGAATTAGCTCCAGTAGTTAGAAGTTTATCAGCTACTTATACTTTTAATTTTGGACAAAGAGCATTTAGCTATACAGTTCCAACAGGATTCAAGGCACTAAATTCAGCAAACTTACCCGACCCAACAATAAAGCTACCTAATAAACATTTTGATACTTTGCTTTGGACAGGTACTGCTGCAAGTCATACATTAACAGGGTTAAATTTTCAGCCTGATTGGTTTTGGGCTAAAGCTAGAAGCGTGGCATATCACAACACATTGATGGATTCTGTAAGAGGTGTTGACAGACAATTATGGAGTAATAGAAGTAATGATGAACAAACAAATGCAAATTTTCTTACATCTTTTAATTCCAATGGACTTACATTAGGAGATAATTCTTCAGGAACAGGAGCAACAAACACAAATGGACATACTTATGTTGGATGGAACTGGAACGCTGGCGATACAGATGGCAAAACTTATACAGTAACAGTTGTTGATGATTCTGGTAATAAGTACAGATTTGATGGATTTGGAACGTCTGCTGTAACTCTTGATCTTGCAGAAGGTGGCACTTATATATTTAACTATCCATCAGCACATCCATTTAGATTTTCTACAACAGCAGATGGTACGCATGGCGGTGGATCTGAATATACAACAGGGGTTACACATAATAGCTCAACTCAGGTAACGATAGTTGTAGCTGCTTCTGCTCCGCAGCTGTATTATTATTGTGCTTCTCACAGTGGTATGGGAGGTGCAGTCAATACAAACTCAACTCTTGGATCAAGTAATTTTGC